AAGATAATTGCAACCTTTACCAGAAAAATTACAAGACTTTAGATATTTCCTGATCATTACTTGGCGACATCTTAACCTGCCAGATCCTACCCCTGTTCAATTAGACATAGCTGAATACTTACAATACGGTCCTCGAAGAAAAATCATACAAGCTTTTAGAGGTGTCGGTAAAAGTTGGATCACATCTACTTACGTTGTGTGGAAACTACGGATGAATCCACAACTAAAGTTCCTTGTTGTCTCTGCAAGTAAAGACAGAGCAGATAATTTCTCTACTTTCACCATGCGTCTTATAAACGAGATGCCAATATTAGCTCCACTACGTCCAGAAGACTCTCAGAGAAACTCTAAGATAAGTTTTGATGTTGGCCCTGCTCAAGCTGACCATGCCCCTTCTGTAAAGTCTCAGGGTGTTCTAGGGCAAATGGCTGGTAGTAGAGCAGATGAGGTAATTGCAGATGATGTAGAGGTTCCAAATAATTCTTTTACTCAACCGATGAGAGACAAATTAAGTGAAGCTGTAAAAGAATTTGATGCCATCCTAAAACCTAACGGTAAAATAACCTTTCTCGGTACTCCACAAACAGAACAATCTTTATATCTAACCCTAGAAGAACGTGGATATACAACACGCATCTGGACTGCACGTTATCCAGACCTTAAAAACAACTATGGAGATAGACTAGCCCCTAAGTTAGCCCAGAGCCTTCAAGAAAAGCTTGTAAAGCCTAAAGATCCTGTTGACCCAGAAAGATTCAGTGCAATAGATCTAATGGAACGTGAGGCCTCCTATGGACGTTCTGGGTTCTCTTTACAATTTATGCTCGACACTAGCCTTAGTGACCAAGATAGATACCCTCTTAAGCTTTCAGACCTCATAATATCTTCAGTTAACCCAGATCATGCACCAGAAAAGGTAATCTGGTCCTCTTCTCCCGAATATGTAATAAAAGAACTACCTTGTGTAGGGTTTAACGGTGATCATTTTTACCGACCTGCCCAACAATTCGGTGATTGGATTGAATATACAGGTGCAGTCATGTTCGTTGACCCCTCAGGGAAGGGAAAAGATGCCACAGGTTATGCAGTAGTAAAGATGTTAAACGGTAATCTATACGTTCCTGATGCAGGTGGACTAAATGGTGGTTACTCTGATGCTGTTTTAACAACCCTATCCAAGATAGCCAAGACCAATAAGGTAAATACCATACTCGTTGAATCAAACATGGGTGGAGGTATGTTTGCAGAACTGTTAAAACCCTTCCTTATGAGGTATCACCCCTGTGAAGTACAAGACGTTCGTAACACAAAGACTAAAGAACTAAGAATAATAGACATCCTAGAACCTGTAATGAACTCTCACAGGCTAATAATCGACCAAAAGGTAGTAGAAAAAGACTATAGATCTAATCCAACAGAAGCTCCAGAGCGTAAGTTAAAACTACAACTGTTCTATCAGATGTCTCGCATAACAAAACATAGAGGTTCCCTAGTACACGATGACATCCTTGATGCTCTTTCAGGTGCAGTAGCTTACTGGACTGAATATATGTCCGCTGATGAAGACCGTAATATAAGATCTCGTAAAGATGAACTGCTAAGAGTTCACCTTGATAACTGGGGTTCCTCTATGAACAATACAGTCACCCAATCTGCCCTAGGTATGACTCATCAACAGATAAGTAATTCTAATGTATCTAACGATGGTTTTATAAATAATTCTTATTAGGTACTAGTAGTGAAGAAATGGGGGGATTATAGGGGGGTTCCAGCGTATAGTTCCCACAAAAGATCACCACACAGTCATAGAAACGACCAAAGTCACAGAAACACACACAGAACAGCAGCCCACAGCATTAACTATTAGACTATTAACTATAGGTCATCTACATAAAGACCTACTAAAAGACCCCTATAGATCACTTCTGGGCAGATCTATAGGGGTTCTTATAGTTAACCTATAGATATCTTATAGATAGTCTTTAAAATAATTTTGGAGCAAAAATTTGAAGGGTTTACGCATATATACAAACTTTATTTTTCCCCATATATATAGACTTTTTTCTGTCAAAAAGAACATCTTATTGTTTAACTTATTGCTATAACTAAGTTTTTACTAGACTTATAATCTAGTTAGGCAGTATCTAGGGTTCTTTTGTTACATTTTGTTAAGTTTATTTGTATTTATTATTTATCGGTGGCCTCTACTAGTAATACTGTATGCAGTACTAGTTATCTAATAGTTAACTAATAGATAGCGAGTACTAGTCCTAGAAACTATTAATTAAATGACTACTACAACAAAGGAGAACCATGCACTAACTAAGTGTGTTGCTCAACTTGAAACTATAAAAGAACTTTATAGAGACTATAAAGAAGCAGTAAGTAAGGACGATGACGAAGCCCAGGAAAAGACCGTAGAGCAAGCCAGGGAAGAAGCTCTAAGTGTTGAATTTAAAAGTGGGTGGAGTTGTAGTCCTGATGATTTGGGAGATCCTGAAGAATTTAAAATATTACTTTCAACAGGTGGTCCAGCTTGTCAGATTAGGGGAAGTCTTAGCCCTTACCAACACCCAGAAGATATTAAAATTCAATATCAAGACTGGGGAACATTTTGGGAAGATTTAGAGACAAGTCCACATCATGATGATGAAGCAGCCCTTGAATGGTTCTGTAATTGCTTTTACTTCGGTCAATAGTCCAGACAATCCCTTAAAGGGTCTACGGACCTTTTAAAGGGTTCTCTTAATAAAGAACCTTAACGCCCAGTTATTAATTATTAATTATGTCTAACGACAAATACGACAGTGAAGCAGAATTAAAAGCTGCTAAACGTGCAGAGATCGAGAGACTATGGTTTGCAGAGGAAGCTACTAATGAAGACTTACTGCAAGCCTATAAAGCTCTTGATATTAAAAAAGAGGACTTATGACTACTTTCATTGTGTGGGTATGCATAGTTACTCTTTTGTATATCTTTTTAAAGAACTTTAAAAACCATGCCTAGTTAATTCTAGGCTCTTTCTTTTTTTTATTTTTTTATAGATGTTAGTTGCTTATTATCCTTGCCGAAACTTTTAATGAACCTATTAAGAATTTTTTTGATATGAATTTTTAACAGGTTCTTTACGAACCTTACTAAAACAATTTACTAATTAAAACAATGACTAAAAAAACCTATTACATAGGCGATCTAGGCAATGTAATGTCGGATGATGCCTGGAATGAAATAGTGGGGCTAGTTTATCCTTATAAGGGTGTTAATAAATCTAGACCTGTTGATGGAAGATTTAATTTAAAGGATGGAAGATTTCTTGACATCTTTTCTACAGCGTTAGGAGATGGAATCTATGACTATGGAATAGCTGTAGATTCTGGTTCTATTGGATGTATAGAACAAAAATGGATGGATCATCAAGAAGATATAGGTACAGGAATTATTGTTGAAATGGAAGATGATTTTATTTCTTATTCCATAGAAGGCAATATTTTTATTGGTCCATACAATATCAACACAAGTTCACTTTCTTGGATGAAAGAAGGAGATCTTGTCAAATGAAACTTTGTAGCAATCAGAGTATCCCTTGCGAATTTTTAAAGGGAGCTTGTATCTTTTTATCCGATGAGGATGAGGGGAGGTATATAAAAGACGTGTGTGTAGACCTGGAGAAACATTCTATTATCTTGATTGATGATGATGGTAATGGAATGTACTGGGAAAGCTTACGCAATGCGTCTATCCAGTTCCAGGGGGGTAGATAATGAGTGATTATCCGTACAACCTTACAGCCATAGCTACGCATTTAAAGGAGCTATCTTTATCTATTGCTAAGAAATTAGACATAAGTGAGGAAGATGCCTGGGATCTTTGCATTGAAAAACTAGAATCTAAATTCTTAAGAATGAAAAGGGAGGAGGATCAATGAATGAACCTAACTCTCTTAAATTTAATTCTCTTTACCAACTACAAAAAAAAGATAAGTTTAAAGAGATGTCTACAGCACAAAAAGCTTTTGTTCTTAAATACATTTCGCCTTTAGGTTATTACAAATGGCATAAGATGGCTTTTGGAATGGCTATAAGGACAGAAAAAAGACCCGATAAATACAGACCAAGTATATTGTCTGCACCTGCTTATTATTTAACAGATCAACTTGTAGAAGCGTTTATAAATACATCTGTAAATAAATTAAAGTTAGATAAAAGACCTAATATTATTAACCATCAGTATTTTGTCTTTCAATCTTTAGGTATCAATCGTGCAGCTTATTGTTTATGTACTGAACATGAAGAGAGAACTCATGTAAAAGTTACTTGCTCAGGTTCAAGATTTGATCGAAAAACTGGCATGACTTTAAAACAAGAAAAAAATGCTTTCTTTTCATCAAATCCAATGTTTAATTTTTACATTAATTGGACAGATTTAACACATACTTTTAATAAAACTCCAAGAAAAAAGGCTTTACCTGTTTTTGAAGAACAATTTAATGTCATTGCTAATTTTATTTTGTTTATGAATCAGCAACCTGATATTACTTATGAAAAAGTACCACCAAGTGTAACTTTACCGATACAAATAAACGTAAAAAGGCAAGATAGGTTTCAACCTAGACCTGTTACTTGGATAGGTAAAGACTTTACTGAAAGGGTTATTAAAATTAAACCTGAGTCTGATGAACTACTTGTAAGACATCCAGGCAAACCAAAGCGTTCTCATTGGAGGAGAGGGCATTGGCATACCATATTACAAGGACCAAAACGTAAACAAAGGAGAATGAAATGGTATCAACCTGTATTTATCATGGGGAATAGAGCATGAGTTATTCAATAAGAACTAGGCTGCATCATTGGATTGAACAATGCCCTTGTACTAATTTTTTAGTAAAGAATAAAAAAGAACAAGAACAAGTTGATGGGGTTTGGTATGACGTTGTAGTTGTTGAATGTCTTGTAAAAGCAGAGGAACAACAATGATTATCTGTCCTAACTGCGGTGGTAAAAACACTACTGCACCACAAGCAAGGAATAGACCTAAAGCACCTTATGTGTGGAGATCTAGAACTTGTAAAGATTGTGGTAAAACTTTTAGTACTCGTGAATACACGTTAGAAGAACTTGCTAATTTGATGGAGAAAGATAGCAAAACTGTTGTTAATTTAAGAAGTCAATGTGATGATTTATTAGCAGACTTAGCCCTATTAATTTCCCAGTATCAAGATGACAAACGTAGTTAACCTCACAAAGTACAGGCATGATCGTGACAAAGCGATTGATGAACGTATTGAGTATGCAGAAGCAAGGATTAATGAATTAAATCTATTAATTGTTGCGTGGAAACTATTGAAAACCACTTGACTTTCAAATTTATTTTTTTTTAAAATTTATTCTTACAACTAAAGGAGGACTCCTATGCCCAGAAGGAAAGTCCAACAGTCGAGATGCCCACGTCTGTCTCAGGCTGTAAGGACTGTTTATAACAGAAGAAAACGTGGAACACCTGACGCTGATTACTACATCATGCGTATGAATCACAACATCAAAGCTATTGGTGACTTACCTGTTAATCAGATAACAGAACCGTTGATTAATGTTCTGATTGATTATCACAGGGAAACTTTTGATAACGCTAACAAGACTATCAACAAGAAAGTATCTTCACTAAGAATTACGTTAGAGGAAATGGCTTCTGATGGTCACATGGAGATGATTAAGTTTCCTAAACGACTAAAAGAATCAAAGGGTAGGACACATTATTTTACTGAAGAGATGGAAGAGGAGATGTTGGAGACTTATCTTCACTGGGGTTTATTTGAACACCATGATTTTATTAAGTGTCTGATAGATACTGGAGCCAGGTTAAGTGAAATGCTTGGGTTGGAGAAAAGATTTGTTGATTTTAATTTAAATCAGATAACTTTTCCTGATCGTAAATGTGAAAACCCAGTAAGTGTACCAATGACTGATGACGTGCAAAAAATCTTAAGACCTTATTACTTAAAAGCTAGAGCTACTGATAGGTTATACCCTTATAACACCTATTGGCTACGCACTATTTGGAATAGAGTAAGAGATCATCTAGGGTTTGAAGATAAAGAATGGTATGTACCACACTTATGTAGGCATACTTGTGCAACCAGGCTAGTCCAAAGGGGAGTTCCTCTTGGAGTAGTTAAGGATTGGATGGGACATGAGTGCATACAGGCAACCATGATCTATGCTCATCACGCACCAAAGCAGTTGCATGAAGCTGTAAAAGTGCTTAATACTAGGGAATCTAGTGCGTCTATCGCATCTTGAATGATGCTTGATAAGTGACCACTAACAACAGAATTATTCTTTTTAAGTTTTTGTTATTACTAACGATTACATAGACTTAAAATCCAGAGACCGTATAGGTCGTGGCGGTTCGAGTCCGCCCACTCGTACCAAGTTTGGAGTTGTTAGTGGATAACTTTTATTTGTTAATTAAAACAAGGAGTTATCTATGGAGAAGCAGCTTAAAGTAGAAGAAGAAATGTGTGGTCGTGGCTATGATTCACGACAAAGAAAAGTCCAGTTAAATATATCCAAAGGTAAAGAATCTGAGAATGATTATGCCAGAAACATGACCGTTGCTGGTTTATTACCGTTATCAAAAGCAATACAACAATTTATTGATAGGTCTTGGAGAGGTACACCAGGACCAAAAGCTGTTGCTGCTGTTAAGTTGTCAGAGTTTCCTGATATAGATGTTGTTAGCTTTATTGCAATAAAAGGAATCTTTGATGGTGCTTCTCAAATTAAGACTGCAACCCAGACTGCTATACAAATAGGTCATCTTTTAGAAGATGAACTTAGGTTTAGTGTCTTTGAACAGGAAGATGAGAAACATTTTACTGCTGTAAGAAAACATATAACTGATACAACCCATCCAAGATACCGAAGAAACATGATGATGGGTCACATGAGAAACAAAGGTTTTGTTTTTAAATCGTGGAGTAAAGAAGATAAGTTGCGTGTAGGCATGAAGCTTATAGACCTAACAATTTATTCTGTGGGCATGGTCAAGCTTGCAACTATCAGGTCTGGTAAGACTATGAAAACTCATCTTGAGTTTACTGAAGGAGCTATGAAGTGGATTAAGAAGCAAAGAAAGAACAGGTTTGCAAGCTATCCAATCTATATGCCCTGCCTTGAGAAGCCTAGAGATTGGATTAGTACTACAGAAGGAGGTTATTACAGCAAAAGACTTAGACACGTTAAGGCAATCAAGTCTAAGGATCTCGATTACTTACAAGAAGTATCAGAAAGAAAACCAACAGCATTTTTTCAAGCGTTAAATGCTCTGCAAGATACGAAGTGGGAAGTAAATAAAAATGTTCTTGAAATTGCTCAGAGTTGTTGGGATAGAGGTATAGAAGTTGGATGCTTGATTGATGCTGAAACACTACCACTACCTCCAAAGCCCTTTGATATAGATACTAATCAAGATGAGAAACTTAAATGGAGAAAGTCTGCTAGTTTAATTCATGACCAAAATGCCCATGACCGAGCTAAAAGATTTCAATGCTTATCTTTGCTTGATACTGCACTGTATTACAAAGATGAAACCTTTTACCACGTTTATCAGGCAGATTTTACCGGACGAATTTATCCGGCTGCTAGTGTATTTAACCCACAAAGTAATGACTTAGCCAGAGCTTTGCATAGATTTGCTGAAGGCAAGCCTATAAAGAATGGAGAAGCTAAGAACTGGCTTGGTATTGCAGGTGCTAATCACTGGGGTATGAGTCGTTGCAGCTATGAAGAACGTATTGAATGGTCTGATACAGAAGGAGCAGCACTGGCAAGACAGATAGCTAGTAATCCAGAAGCGACTGTCAGCCTGTGGGGTAAAGCAGAAGAACCATTTCAGTTTGTTGCCTGGTGTTTGGAATGGAGTGGGATGCTGGATGAAGGCTATGGCTATATATCAAAGCATCCTGTCCTGTTGGATGGCAGTAACAATGGCTATCAGCACTTTGCAGCTATGACCTGTGATCAAGACCTGGCAGGTAAGGTTAATCTTATGCACTTTAATGAGATCCAAGACTTATATAACGAGGTAAAGACAGAACTCATTGCTGAACTTGCTGACAGTCAAGACCCTTTGGCTAAAGATTGGTATAAATATCAAGAAGTTATATCAAGAAAGCTAGTAAAAAAACCAATCATGATGATTCCTTACAGTGGTACTTTGTATGGTATCTGTCATGCGATTAAAGATTATTTACATCAGCAGAATATACAATTGGATTGGGAGACAGATGACTTTGCACATAACTATTTCTTGGCAAGAAAGATTGTAGAAACTGTTAAAAAAATATGTCCAAAGTCTTCAATCATCATGCAATATTTAACAGACATTGCTAAATGTTTTGGTAATGAAAGTAAAGTAATGAAGTGGAATACACCTTCTAAGTTTTATGTTAACCAGAATTATTACAAGCTTAGTAGTAAACAAATAAAGACCAAAATAGGGACTAGCACTATAAGGTTGTCACTTACTGATGCTACGGATGAGGTAGACAAAAGAAAGACTAGTATTAGTTTTGCTAGTAACTTTGTTCATAGTTTAGATGCTGCTAATGTACATTTAGCATTGCATAAAAGTAGGCAAAAAGGTCTTACAAACTTTACAACTATCCATGATTGTTTTGGCTCTACTGCTGCTGACATCCAAGAATTTATATCCTGTGTAAAAGAATCTTTTGTAGAAATGTACACCGACAATGTACTTGATAATTTATATGACCAAGCAGTACAGCAGCTAGATAAACCAAGAAGATTACCGACACCACCAGATCCAGGTGACTTTAATATCTGTGAAGTTTTATTAGCACCATATGTATTTAGCTGACAAAGGGATGACAGATAAAAAATGTACGGTAACATCATAAATACGTCCAACATGGACGATCTTAAAAGAAACTACAAACGAAATTTCCAAATGGCTAAGTCAGAAATTGTAAACATCACGACACCAGTGTGTCTATTTCAATTCGCATGGTTAGTAGAACCAGATACTAAGTTTGATGCGTCCGGCATCTGGCAGGTTGAATGTCTTATCGAACCAGAGAAGGCAGCACAAACAGAGCAACAGCTAACAGACTTACTTGATAGATGGAAGGCACAGCTAAAAGCTGAGACTCCAAGCAAAAAGTTTAAGCTTGCTCCTTTACCTTGGTCTTATGAAGAGATCAACGGCACTCCTTACTTTAGAATAAAAACCAAGATGAAAGGTGGTGGTGTAAGAGCAGACGGTACGCAGTGGAAACAAAGACCTCCTGTTTTATATAACGCACAAGGAAAACCAATGTCTGAAGATGAAAGACAAAAGGTAAACAAGTGTGGTCCTGGTACAACTGGTCAGGTCAACATGAGATGTAGTGGTTGGGAAACAGCAGCCTTTGGTGTTGGTATAAAGATCCAACCTGAAGCTGTCATTATTAAAAGTCACGTTGAGTATGCCAAAACAGCCGAAAGCTACGGTTTTGAAACCGAAGAAGCAACCGAAGAGGAAGCCCCAAAGGTCGCAGGTTTCGAAACAGTCTCATCAGGAAGTGAATTTTAGAAGTAAATTTGAAGCTACAATAGCTGCAAGTTTAAACGCAAATAAAATTCCTTTTGACTATGAAAAAATTGATCTTGAATACTGCATCATCGGGTCTTACAAACCTGACTTCATCTTTAAAAACTTTATCGTTGAAGCCAAAGGTTACTTCTCTCCTGAAGACAGAAGAAAGATGCTTGCAGTTAAGGAGAAACATCCCAGTTTAGATATACGTTTCTGTTTTCAGAACGCAAAAACAAAACTAAGTCGTGGCAAAAAGAGAAGCCTTACCTATGCTCAGTGGGCAGAACGTCATGGGTTTCTCTGGAGTCATGGCTCCATCCCAGAAGAATGGCATGAACGACAAGAGTAAATATGTAAGAAAAACTAGCTGCTCTGAATGTGGCAGCAAAGATAACATGGCTATCTATGACGATGGGCATGGTTATTGTTTTGGTTGTGGTCATACCTATCAGCCACCAAAAGATAAACCCAGAAAGTCTTTTATTAAAACAGTGAAGAAACCTTTATTAAAATTTGTATCACCAAGACCTTTACCGAAACGTGGTTTGACACAAGAAACCTGTGAACTATTTAACTACGGAATATCAGAACACAATGGTCAACCAGTACAGGTCGCTACCTATGAAGACAAGTTAGGTAGGCAAGCTGCACAGCACATTAGATTTCAGAACAAAAAATTTATTTGGCTTGGAGATGTAACAGAACTACAGCTATGGGGTCAACGACTTTGGCGACAACAGAATACAGGTAATATGTTTGTCACCATAACAGAAGGAGAGATAGATTGTATGTCTGTTTCTCAGGTGCAAGGTAACAAGTTTCCTGTGGTAAGTTTGCCATCTGGATCACAATCGGCTAACAAATATATAGCTGCGAATTTAAAATGGTTATCTCAATTTGTACGAATAGTTCTTTGTTTTGACAGTGACGAGCCTGGCATGGCTGCTGCCGAAAAAGCAATTAAAATCTTACCTGCTGGCAAGGCAGCTATATGTAGACTCCCTAGAAAAGACGCTAATGAAATGCTCCTCGCAGGAGAAGGGGATGAACTTAGAAAACTCTTATTCCAAGCAACACCTGTTAGACCAGATGGAATACTTAATGCCTGTAACCTCTGGGAAGAACTAACAAAGAAAGGATCTAACAGCGTTTGTCCTTTTCCCTACCCAATGCTTGATCAGTTTACAAAAGGCTTTCGTAAAAGCCAGATGATAACGATAGCAGCAGGTAGTGGTACAGGTAAATCAACTATATGTAGAGAACTGGCACATCACTTTCTTAAGAATAAACTGACTGTTGGTTACATTGCACTCGAAGAGAGTGTACAAAGAACAATGCAGGGGATACTCGGTGTAGAGATGAATAAACCCCTGCACCTTGAGGATAATGTAGAAGAAACAGAAGGGCTAAAACAATCCTTTGACAGGTTGTTTGGTACAGAAAAACTATTCTTATATGATCACTTTGGATCTATGGACCCTGACAGGTTAATAGAACAAATCACTTACCTTGCAACAGCAGAAGGTGTAGACGTAGTGATACTGGATCATCTAACAATAGTTGTTTCAGGTATTGATAATGTGGATGAGAGAAGAGCTATTGATATTGCGTGTACAAAACTTAGACAGGTCGTTGAATCTACTGGCATAGGTTTGATTCTTGTCAGCCATTTAAGAAGGCCACCTGGTCTTTCGCACGAACAAGGACAGACTGTAAGTACCTCTGACTTGAGAGGTAGCTCTGGAATTTTACAGCTATCAGATTTATGTATAAGTGCAGAAAGAAATCAGCAGTCGGAAAGCTATGCAGAGAGAGCAGAACTACAGCTACGAGTACTGAAGAACAGGCATACAGGGATGACAGGACCGATAGATAAATTATTGTATGACCAAAGCACAGGGAGACTTGTAGTACCTATGTCCACTTATTTCGGAAACTAATGACTTTACTAATTGATGCTGATTGGCTTTTGTATTCTTCATGTTGTGCCTGTGAACAGGACATTAAATGGGATGACAACTTACATACTCTTCATGCTGATGAAAGAGATGTACATGAAATGATTGATGGCAGAGTCTCTTACTACCAGACTATTGCTGAAGGTGATAAGGATGTTGTTATGTGCTTTACTGAGTACCCGACTTTCAGACATACAATTTATCCAGAGTACAAAGCCAATAGAAAGAACAAAAGAAAACCTTTAGCCTTCAAAAAAATAGTAGAACAGGTAAGAGAGAAGTATGAATCAAAAAGTTTTGATGGGCTAGAAGGAGATGATGTTATGGCTCTTCTAGCCACTAGCAAACAATACGACAACCCAATAATAGTTTCAGTCGATAAGGACATGAGATCTGTACCTTGTACACTGCTTGCAGGTGATGACTTAGAACTTATAACCAAACGTAAGGCTGATCGACATTGGATGAAGCAAGCCCTTACAGGAGACAGTACAGATAACTATTTTGGTATAGATAAAGTAGGACCAGTAACAGCAGAGAAGATACTGGGAGAATCTAAAACACTGGAACAGATGTGGGAGAAGGTAGTAGCTGCGTATGAGAAAAAGAAATATGACTTTGCTGATGCTGTACTTAACGCACAGCTTGCAAGAATACTGAGAGATGGAGACTTTGATTACAACACAGGAGAAGTATCTCTTTGGACTCCATAAAGAAAACACTGGCAACCTACGGGTATATAATCACCAGTGTTTCTGCTTTGCATAAAAAAACCAATAACTAATGGCGGTCAGCTACTGGTATTTCCGTGTTTAGTAAAAGAATAGACATCTTTCGTTCTAACCTTATCACATAAATTTAAACCTGCTATACTTTATTACTCAAATTGAACTACAATGCAGATAAATCTTTTTAATCATGTCATCTGAAAAGCTTCCTGTTATTACAGATGAAATGATTTTTGCCTTAGATAAAATCTTTCCGCATCGCCATCCTGATTTGTCATTAACTGATAGAGAGGTATGGTATAGAGCAGGGCAGCGTTTTGTTGTTGACTTTCTAA